TACCTGGCCCTGCTCCTTGTGAATACTTTAATACTTATACTAACAATGGTGGAAGTCTAGCGTTATCTATTGGCGCGAATTTAGGCGATGCCTGTAATATCGTTTTAACCAACGCTTCCAATGGTCGAAGAATAACAGTTGGTGTTGAAGGAACTGGTGGAATTACACCAATTGGTGGACAACCATATTATGTCAGAATAGATTACAATGTAACTCAACCTTCGAGTGGTGGAGCAGATGGTATTATTGATTTAGGAAATGTGGCCACAGGTGGTGGAACACAAACAACCTTCAAACTACTCACACCTGGAACTCCAATCATTGCGAGTGGAATTTGGGGAACTGCGGCATTTACAAATTATTTCTTTTTAAGATTGCCCTATTGGGGTGGTGGCACAATCACTGGTAATATTTATGTAACTATTGGATTCGGTAATTGCCCATAATAAGTAATAAATGGAAACAGCACTAATCATTTATACACAAGGTTCGAATGAGCCAGTTGTAATGGATTTGTATTTGAATGAAACGATTGCATTGCAATATTCATTTAGCGACATCAAAGATTTAAAAGCGAAGGCGAGTTATTCACGTTCATTTCGCATTCCTGCAACTGAAAACAATTCTAAAATATTTGGATTCATTGAAAATAATACTTTTCAATTCAGTTCGTTTAATCCTAAGCGTAAGTTCAACGCGATTATTACCGTTGATACCTTGCCTGTTATGGAAGGTAACATTCAATGGAAAGCGAGCTACACGCAGGCAGGTGTTGTAAGCGAATATGAGGTAGTGTTCTTCGGTAATGTAATCGACTTTTTTAAGAACATCGGAGACGCTGATTTTAAAAATTATATAGCTTCCGAACTTCAAACCGATTATCCATTTGAAGTTACTTACCCAAATGTAACGGATGTTATTAGTGGTGTATTTGGAGATGGTAATATTCAATTTGCGTTAACCGATAGAGGTAATAATTGGGTGGGAAGTTCAAACATTGATAACTCACGCTCCATTTACGCTAATCCTGTTTACAATCCATATAATCCATTAGAGTGGCAAGACCAAGCCAACCAAATAATTAAGGTTGGTGAACTTACATTGATGGTTAAATCTCGTTACATATTCGATAAGATTATGGAACTAAGTGGATTTTCAGTAAACACAAGTGCGAGTTCTACATTCTTAACGCAATTAAGAAGATTGTTTGTTGTTTGGACGAGCGAAGCAAATATTACTCAACAAGTTGGAAATCCCGAAGCTGCAAAGTTCAAACTTGAAAATGGTATTGATGGATTAACATTTACAGGCGCATCATTTACACCGATAACGATGGCGAGTGGTATTACACTTTACCATTATCCAATTCCAAATTTAACCGAAGTTGTTGATCCAAATAACTACGTTGTAAGCAATGTATTCACTGCTCCGTTTAGCGGTCAATATACAATCAAATCTTCGATTAACATCGAACAAGATGCGGATGGATTAGGCGGTTTTCAATTATCTTTTTTAATTCAAGATTTGAATGGAGATTATCGTTTGTCAGCAGTTCAACCAACAGGAACTTTCTTTGCTAATTGGACAAGTGGCACGACATTTCCACAGCAACAAAATGTTAACTGCGGAATCGGTAGTGCATTTGACACATCGGTTTATTTGAATGCAGGTGAAACGGTTCAACCTATTTTGTGGGACACTAACCCTAATCCAGTATCGAGCGGAGTTACGTTGACTTTTCGAGATGCATCACTTGAAACAGGTTATCCATTCTCGCTGAACTCATCATTCTTTTGCGATTATGTCAGCAAGCCAATGATGGGTAATGATGTCGATTATTCAGCGAATGCGCCTGTTATGAAGTGTTCGGAATTTATCAGTTCACTTTTTAAAATGTTTAACTTGGTAGTGATTCCCGATACTTTCAATTCGAAGTTACTTACATTCATTCCCATTCAAGAATATTTATCGGCAGGAGATAACAAAGATTGGAGTAATAAATTAGACATTAGTAAAGACATCGTATTAACTCCCACCACCGATTACCAAGCGCAAATAAATACTTGGACTTACAAAAAGTCAGACGATTATTTAAACAACCTTTATAACACGCAAGGTAATCGCGTCTATGGTAGGTTGCAATTACTCGATCCTGAAAATGATTTTGCAACGGAGGAACAAAAAATAGAAGTTGAATTTGGAAGCACACCACTCGCGTTAATTCCAAACACTAACTTTCCAATTCCTAAATTCGTCAACGAACAAAATGAATATGTAAATCCAACACCACGCATTTTGTTTAATACAGGCGAAGAAATAGAAGTTAACGTTTGGGATGAAGTTAATAGTGTGGTGGTTACTGATTATCCAATTTTATTATTTAGTCATTACGAACACACAACACCAAACATTGATTCATTGGATTACAATTTTGGTCAAGAAACACCATTGCATAATGTCAATGCAATACCATATCAAACGCTTTACCAAAGATATTGGAACGATTACATTGCTAATATTTACGCTCCCGATGCTCGTATAATGGAAGCGTTTTTTGCTCTTGAATTTGCCGACATTTACAACTTTAAATATAACGATAAAATATTTATTAAAGATTCTTATTGGCGCATTTTAGAGATTAGCGATTACGTTATTGGCACGATGGACACGGTTAAGGTCAAGTTAATGAAGTTAATCGGTGTTGAGCCATCTTGTTTACTTACACCTGTTGCAATCGACACCAATGGAGAAGTGATTTTTCACGATAGCGAAGGTGAAACTCAACCTGCTAATTTTGATTGTTGTTCAGCTTATGGTTATACTTGGGATGGCATAGGTAGTTGCTTCGCATTTATTCGAGATAGCGATGGCAAAAAGCCACTTGCAAACGATAAGATAGAACTAACGAAGGACATCACAATTAACAGTAATAAATTATTACAAGTTCCCAATAATTCAGTCGATTACAATAATATGCATTCGATAGTTGGTGGAATGAATAACTATTTAGGCGCGAATAATGATGGCAGTTTGGTGAATGGTAATAGGAACTTTATTGCTTCAGATTTAGGAGCTGTTAATGTACAAGGTTCAAACGCTTCGGTTATTAATAAAGGAATGACGATTGGCGGTGGCGGTAGTTATAGCGGTGAAATCCAAACAGGCATAGTTCATATTTCGGGAAGTGGAAACTTTACGAATAATACTACCTACATCAACTTGCAAATCGAAGGAACGGACAGCTACAATATCCCAACCGATACAATGTGGGTTTTAAAGATTCTATTGAGTGGTATGCAATACGGATTAAGTGGAATCGATGGAACGATAACAGGCGAATACAACCTTCATATCGTTAATCGAGGAACGACAGTAATATTTATCAATGCGACAACCATAGACGAAACGCTCGATAATATGACTGGCTATCTTGTTTGGGATGTAGTCATTAGCGGAGAAACATTTTATCCACGCGTTAAATTAGTAGGCAGTGCCACATATCCCGAAAACGATATTAAGTTGAGCGCATTAACAACATTCACACAATACCATTATGAATAACCCACAAATGACATTTAAAAATGTTCGTCAACTCATCGAGTTGGGACATGGTACAAATTTACCGAGCAACAAAAATAATCTACCTAATTGGGTAACTATGCTTATCAATTTAAGCGTTATTGCTACAATGATATTGGGAACTATTTACATTTTTAATTTGATATAATGGCTAAACAAGAAGTAGTTATTGAGGTCGATATACAAGGCACTCCAAAGGTCGAATCGATGCGCACGCAGATGCGTAAACTTCGCGAGGAGTTAGCGAGATTACCCGAAGGCACTGCGGAATTTAACCGAGTACAAAGGCAACTCGGAGATTTAAAAGATCGTATGGATGACTTAGGTAAGTCAGTCAACACTGTAAGCGGTGCGCCATTGGAACGATTAAATAATTCGATGTCAATGATAGGTTCTTCGATACTATCACTTGACTTTGAAAACGCGCTCACTGGCATTAAGGGAATGACCAGTGCGATGAAGGATTTTAAGTTTGGCGATTTAGCCAAAGGTGCGAAAAGTTTTGGAGGTACAATGTTCGACTTGGGTAAGACATTGTTGATGAATCCAATCTTTTTACTTGTGTCCGTACTCGCTGCAATCATTTTGAATTTTGATAAGTTAGTTAATGCAGGTGGGTTGGTGGGTAAAGTTTTCGGATTCATCAAAGAGCAAATTGATTTCGTTATTGATGGCATTACCGACTTCCTCAATTGGACTGGTTTAATTGATACCGAAGCAAGTGCAAGAGCAGAGGAAGCAAAGAAGCGCAACGAAGAAATGGTGGCTGATTTGCAAAAGGCAAATGACGCGGTTCAAAAGATGCGTGATGACTTGGCGCGTGGTAGAATGACTGAACGCCAAAGGGAATTAGCAGATATTCAAAAGTGGTATGACGATCAATTGTGGTTAGCGCGTGGTAATGCAGATTTGCAAAATGAGATAGGTGAACTTGCACGAAAAAAACGTGATGAAATAAATGATAAGTACGACCAAATTGAAGCAGATAAAAGGAAGAAGAAAAGAGATGAAGAAGCAAAGAAGCAAAAAGAAGATTCTCAAAAAGTGCAAGATGAAATGGATGCTCTTCAAGAGAAGTGGTATCAAGAAGATTTAGATAGGGCAAAGAAGCAACAAGATTTACTAAATCAAATTAAACGCGAGGCAATCGATGAAGAAGAATCATTATCGCAAGAGATTCAAAACATTAGACAAGGTGCGCAAGCTACTGAACTTCAAAATTTGCAAGATGAATATTTTGCCAAGATTGAACTTGCAAAAAAATATGGATTAGATTCTGCCGCATTAGAACAAGATTTAAAAGATAAACAAAAAGCGATAAATGATAAGTATCGTCAAGAAGAAGAACAAAAAGAAAAAGATTTACAAAAATCAAAATTTGAAATAGCGAAATTGGCAGTGGAGTCAATGATGTCATTGAATGATTTATTAACTACCACAGGAATTTTAAAAGCAGAAGAATCATTTAAAGTAGGTAAAGCATTAGCCATTGCACAAACAACCATTAGCACAATTATGGGTGTTCAAGAAGCATTAGGTGCAAAATCAGTTATACCAGAACCATTTGGATCAGCATTAAAAACAGCGAACGCAATCGCAATCGGTGTAGCAGGTGCCGCAAATATCGCTAAAATTGCAGCGACTAAATTTAATAAAGGTGGTGGTGGTTCAGCACCTTCACCCACCGCTCCCAATGGTGGTGGTGGTGGTATGGGTGGAAGTACGAATGCTCCTGCGTTAGACCTTTCATTTATCAATCAGCAAACAAATCAACCGCAACCGCTACAAGCATATGTACTCGCCACCAACGTGAGTTCAGCACAAGAAGCTAATGAAAAAATTAAAGACCAATCAAGAATAATAAAATGAGCGAATTTAAAGTAATTGAATACACCATAGACGATAGCGGCTATCTCGGTGTAAATTGTATTTCATTAGTCGATAAACCTGCCATTGAAGTAGATTTTGTCGCGCTGAAATCAGCAAAGAAAATGAACCACGCAGCAGTTGACGAAGGTGAGCGCAGGATGTTGTATGGTGCGGTTATGCTTCCCGAACAATTAATTTACAGGGTTGATTCCGCAGGTGGTGAATATTACGCTAAATACAGCGCTGAAACCATCAATAAAATCGCGCAGGAATATCTCAAAAGAAATATGCATCACAACTCTAATTTACAACACGAGATTCCGATTACTGGATGTACGGTTGTCGAGAGTTGGATTAAAGAAGGTGAACACGATAAGAGCCAAAACTTTGGATTCAATTTCCCTGATGGTACTTGGTGCATTGGAATGAAGGTCGATAACGATGAGGTGTGGCAATCGATTAAACAAGGTGATGTAAAAGGATTTTCATTAGAAGGATTCTTTACCGAGTTGAGCGATGAATATTTAGCTGAACAAGAAATCGAAAAGATAATGCGTGAGTTAACTGCCGAGTTAAACTCGTGAGTTCGTTGATTACCCGACAAACAAAAATCCCCCAACGTTTTGGGGGTTTTTCGTACAAAGGAAATTAAACTAAAACAAAAACTAAACGATCAAACTACAAAACAAAAATAGGTTGAATGCTACATATAGTTGAGAAAATAATTTTAACAATGAATAAAGTAAATGAAATCGTGAGTAAGTACGCAGATCGTTTGAAGTCATTTGGCATTAAATTAAGTGCCGAAGGCGAAATCGAAGCGGCTACTCCAGTACGTTTTGCAGTTGCAATTCTTAAAGATGGAACTGAAGTCAGTTCACCCGATGAAATGATTGCCGTTGGTGGTCCACTATTTGTAAAGGATGCCGAAGGTAATGAAGTTCCTGCACCCGATGGTAAACACGAAACTGCCGAAGGTAAGTACATCGTAACCGTTGGTGGTGTGGTTACTGAAATCTTGGAACCCGAAATGGAATCCGAAGAAGTGGCCAAAGAAGAACAAGCCGCTTTTGATGGTGTTTCAAAAGAGGAATTTGAGTCCACTATTAACGCGTTAATTGAGCAATTCGAAAGCCGCATAAATGCGTTGAATAGCGAGAAAGCTCAACTATCTGCACAAGTTGAAAAGATGAGCAAACAACCTGCAACGGAGAGCGTGAAGAAAGTGAATGTTCCTGCTGCATCTGCTCCAATCAACTTGGCAAAAATGGATTCTAAAAATAGAATCTTTTCGATAATAAATAAATATAAATAATTAAATAAAAAAAGAAAATGGCTGATAGCTTAACAATCACCAGTTCATCTTATTCAGGTGAATTAGCGTTACCGTATATCAACGCTGCTATTTTATCGGGAGATACTTTAGCGAAAGGATATGTTACCTTAAAAGAAGGTGTGAAATTCAAAGCAGTACTTAAGAGGTTGGCTAATTCAGCTTCATTGGTACAAGCTGCAGGATGCGACTTTAACCAACAAGGTTCTTTAACTTTAACTGAATCAGTTTTGGAAGTTAAAGATTTGATGACTAACCTTGAGTTGTGCAAAAAGGAATTTGCTCAAGATTGGGAAGCTGCTCAAACTGGACGCGGATTTATCAACGATGTAGTGCCTGCGAACTTTGTTGACTTTTTGATTGGTTACGCTGCTTCTAAAGTTGGTGAAACTATCGAATACACTATTTGGCAAGGTGATGCTCCAAGCGGTACTTACAACTCTTTTAATGGATTTGAGAAGTTGATTAATGCTAACGCTGGAACTTACGCTAACTTTACTTGGACTGCAGGTGCAATGTCAGCTTCTACGGTTATTGCTAACTTGAATCAAGTAATAAACAACCTTCCTCCTGCATTAATCGGAAGTCCTGATACTAAGTTGTATATGAATCGTGCCACTGCACAATTCTATCGTCAAGCTATCACAGCTTTGGGTTATATGCAAATGTATCAAGCTGCTGATGAGTTCAACTTGCAATTCAACGGATACGATATTTATGTTTGTCCAGGTATGAGCGCAGGAACTGTTATTGCTGCACAACCATCAAACTTGTTTGTTGGTGTTGATGCTAACTCTGATTACACCGAAGTTAAAGTAGTTGATATGTCTTTGACTGATGCGTCTGATAATGTACGTATGGCAATGAGATTCCGCACTGGTGTACAAGTTGGAGTTTACCAAGACGTTGTTTTCGGTTCTAACACCTAATTAATTAACCACATATAAAAGGGGAGTGGTTACGACTGCTCCCCTATTTATTAAAATAAAAATATAAATTATGAGTTGTGAATTAACCGCAGGATTTACGCTACAATGCAAAGATGGAATTGGTGGAATTAAAGCCATTTTCATTCAACAGCGTGAGGACTTTTTGACTGGAGTTACAGTCGATGGAACAAGTCAAGAAATCGATGGATTGCCAACCGCATCTATCTATCAATACACACTTCCAAAATCAACAGGTAGCTTCACTGAAGAAGTGTCATCCAGTGTTGAGAATGGAACAATTTTCTACACTCAAACCGTTACCGTATCATTCCATAAGTTGAGCGCAGCGAGAAGAAAGCAATTAGAGTTAATTGCTAAAAATCGTTTGGTTGTTTTCGTACAAGATAACAACAACAATATTTGGATGGTTGGTAAGGTTGATGGCGCGGAAGTAACCGCAGCGTCAACAATGACAGGAACAGCGAAAGGTGATATGAATGGTTACACCATTACATTTACCGCAGAGGAAGCGAATAAATCATATCGTTTGGAATCGTTTACTACCACTCCATTTGATAACTTTGGTTCAATTACCGTTGTAGCTCCAACTATTTAATCTAATTGCAGTGAATTACCTGCAATCAAATACCGCATCTCAAACTCTCCTGCTCTCATTAAAGCAGGGGAGTTTACTTTTTTCAACAACCTACACCGATTATTTGTTGGTGTTGGAAAATGAATTAACTTCGGAAGTATTATATGTTATTCCAACGATTATTACCGAAAATGATAGAATTACGACTTTGGGCATTAGTACGAATGCGAATGATTCAACTAATGCATCGATTCTCATCAATCACGGTGGCCGTTGGAATTATATTGTTTACGGTCAAAATTCAAATACTAACTTGGATCCTGCTGATGGTGTTGTGGTCGGTGAAATTGAAAGAGGTTTTATTGAATTTTCTTCGCTCATTAACTACTACGACCAACCAACACTAACCATTCCATCTGATATCGAATACAATGCCTAATATAGTTGACGAAATAAAACAACGCATAGGAGCAACGCAAGTTGAACTATCTAAATACGTTAAGATTCAACCTATTGAAGTTGAAGATAGGAAAGGATTTGTGTCGTTTGGTGATGGCAATACCTTTCCACAATATCTCATCGAACTATACAACGAATCGCCAGTACACGGAAGCATTGTAAACTCGATTGCGTTTATGATTGCAGGACAATCATTCGTGTCAAGTAGCGCAGAAGCATCGAATGAAATTACGCGATTACAATTAGATAAGATAAGACACAGCACCGCGCTCGATTTGAAGTTACACGGTGGTTTTTATTGGGAAATTATTTGGTCGATGGATAGAAGCACCATTGCACAAATAAATCATTTGCCATTCGAGAATTGTCGTTTATGCGTGAGCGATGACAATGATGATGTAAGTGGTATTTACTACTCGCGTGATTGGAACGACACGCGCAAAAAGAAGAATACACCTTCTTATATTCCGATGTTCAACCCTGATTACAAGGATGAATGTCCAAAACAAGTGATGTTCGTGCATTCGATTGTTCCAGGTAGTGAGTATTATCCCAAACCCGATTATATAGGTGGTGTAAATTACATCGAGTTAACGCGTCAGATTAGCGAATATCACGTTAATAATATATTAAACGGCTTTTTTCCTTCGTTGATTACTTCGTTTAACAATGGCATTCCATCCTTAGAGGAACAACGAATGATTAAGAACCAATTGCAACAAGCGATACAAGGAGCGGAGAATGCAGGTAAGGTACTTACATTTTTCAATGAGGATCGTGATAGGGGTGTAGAGTTCACTTCATTTCCTATTTCGGATGCAGATAAGCAATATGAATTTTTGAGTGAAGAAAGCACCAAACAAATATTGATTTCTCACCGCGTTACAAGTCCATTACTTTTCGGTATTCGTGATGGTGGTGGATTAGGAAGTAACACCGATGAAATGAAACAAGCAATGTGGATTTTCACCAAACAAGTAATTGAGCCATTCCAAAGAATGATTACTGATAGCATCGAATATTTGTTTTCAGTTGTTGCAATAAATGCAACGGTTCAAATCACGCAGAACGATTTGATTTATTCACCACCTGCCAATACTACTCCCACCACTCAAATAGAGCAAAAAAAAAAAGTTAAGTGCGAACACGAAAGCATTTCTCAAGTCGATGAGAGCTACGAGCCAACCGATGAGATGGTAGCGGAAGCGGAACTTGGTTTAAAGTGGCGAGAGGAATTTGGTAGAGGTGGCACGGAAGTAGGTGTAGCGCGTGCGCGTGATATAAGCAACAAACGCAATCTCTCATTTGATACCGTGAAGCGAATGAACTCTTATTTCGCAAGGCACGAAGTCGACAAAGAAGCAACTGGATGGAACGATGGAGAGGAAGGATTTCCAACAGCAGGTCGTATCGCTTGGCAATTATGGGGTGGTGATGCAGGGCGCGATTGGGCAAAGAGAATCATTGAACGCGAGGAAGTAAATTTAGATGACATCGCTGAAGAATTGATTGCGTTAGGTGAAGAGCCAAACGAAGATTGGATTCTCATTGATAGTTACGATGTCGATTACGAAAATGACGATATCGAGAATGAAGCACTCGCACATATTTTTGATATTACACCCATCGAACAAGCGGTAAGCACAGGCACATCACGACCAAACGCAACGAGTGAACAAGACAAAGTAATTGATGGCAAAACGTATTATGTGCGTTATCGTTATAGTGGTCGCATTACTGCATCTTCAAGACCTTTTTGCCGCAAGATGATAAGCGCGGATAAGCTATACCGCAAAGAAGATATAATGGCACTCAATAACAAGGCAGTTAATCCAGGTTGGGGGCCGTATGGGGCTGATACTTATTCGGTGTGGTTATTCAAAGGGGGGGGTAATTGTGGCCATATCTTCAAAAAGGAATTATACATTAGCGCGAAGGGATTTGGATTAGATTTAAACAACCCAAATGTGCGTAAAAAAGCGTGGAGTTTAGCTGAAAAAGCAGGTTACAAAGTACGCAACAATTACTTGGTAGAAACGCGTCCAATTGATATGCCTTACAACGGATTTTTACCCGATAATCCTCGATTTGGAATTAAATAAAACACAATAAAATGGCAATACAACCCGAAATACTTTTAATCACAGAAGATTATTTGAAGAAGTACACCGCAATCACTGACGCGGTTGATCCAAATATTATCAGACCTGCCATTTATTTGGCACAGGATAAGCAAATAACTAACTATTTGGGTACTGATTTAATGAACAAAATTAAATCCGATGTTAGTGCAGGCACATTGAGTGGTGATTATGAAACTTTGCTGAATGATTACGTTTTAAAAGCGTTATTGTGGTGGACAATGGTCGAGTTATATCCATCACTTTTGTATAAGCACGACAATGGAAATCTCGTAAGCCGACAAAGTGAGGACACAACTCCAGTAACGAAGGGCGAAATGGAATCATTGAAGGAATCTGCACGTGATAACGCACGTTATTATACCAATCGTTTGGTTCAATACTTGTGTTATAATAGCACGTTGTTTCCCGAGTACACATCCAACACAAACAACGACATTACACCCGATCGTAATCCATACGGAAAGAGTAGTTTTTTGATTAGTGATAGTTACAAACATAACCGATTAAAATGGACAATAAAAGATTTCCTACCACCATCGTATTAAACCGCAAAAAGCAATATGAAAAATTGCTGAAACAATATTTGAAGAAACAATACGAGACAAAGAAATGATGAAGGAGTTGTTGTTTTTAAAAACTAAATATTGGCTGCTCGCGTTGGTTACAATATTCCTGCCAATCAAAGAACTAATGATTACCATTGGTTTTTTAGTTGGCGCGGATATGGTTGTAGGTATTTGGAAAGCGGTAAAGCTGGGTATTAAAATCCGTTCAAGAAGAATGAGCGACAGCGTTACGAAAATGCTGTTGTATCAACTTGCGATAGTGAGTGGATTCTTAATTGAAACGTATATAATCGAGCAGTTAATACCTATCACTAAACTGATTGCAACGGTTATCGCGGTAATCGAATTCAAATCGATTGTGGAATCCATTGAATCGGTTACAGGTAAAGATTTGTGGGGTAAGATTAAGACATTGGTTGGAAGGAAAAACGAGGACTTAAACGAGATAATGAAGGATGAGCAAACTAAGTAAATACACCACATTACAAGAGGTCATAAAAAGCAATATGGCGAGCGTGTTGCAAATTCAAAATATCCCAAACGCTGAACAAATTGCCAATCTAAAATTAGTTTGCACAGAGATATTTGATAAAGTTCGTGAGCATTTTGGAAAGCCAATCGGAATTACAAGCGGTTTTAGAAGTCCTGAATTAAACAAGCGAATTGGCGGTAGTAAATCATCGCAACACTTGGAAGGAAAGGCACTCGATATCGATGGCGATTTGTTGGGTGGAGTATGCAATAAAGACATATTCCTTTATATAAAAAATAATTGTATATTTGACCAACTCATTTGGGAGTTTGGAACCGAGAATACACCTGATTGGGTTCACGTTAGTTACAACAAGGGAGTAAATAGAAAACAAATTTTACGAGCGATTAAGAGCGACGGAAAAACTATTTACAAACCTTACTAACTATGAAAGGACGAAAGGAATCAGACAAAACAAAATTAGCGCGTGAACTTCGCGCACGATTTCCAAACACACCAACGCTAACTCTCGCGAAGAAATTAAGCAAAGAACATTTTGAAACTTTTTTAGGAGTTGAAGATGCTCGTAATTCATTGCGCAGAATCGAAGGTAAATTAGGTGAGCCAAAAGACAAAACACTGGTCATTACTGAACATCGCCCACGCAATCCATTCAACCTGCCGAAATCATATGCGAAAGGTCGAAAGCATTTTGATATTAAAGGGCAAAAAGTTTTAATCTTATCCGACATTCACATACCATACCACGACATTGACGCGCTATCCGTAGCAATCCAAACAGGAATCGATGAAGGAGTTGATACGGTTGTATTGAATGGCGATGCTCTCGATTGTCATATGATTAGCGATTTTGTCAAAGATCCAAAGAAGCGAAAGTTTAAAGATGAACTCTATGCAATGCGTACATTTTTGCACGAGTTGAGAGGGCAATTTCCCAACGCTGAAATCGTGTATAAGGAAGGTAACCACGAAGAAAGATATTGGAGATATATGCGCGTTAAAGCTCCAGAGTTATTCGACATTGATGCATTCGATTTTCCAACGCTAACCCATTGCGATAAGCACAACATTAAATGGTTGGATGGCAAAAGCAAATTAAACATTGGCGGCCTATCAATATTTCACGGCCACGAATTTGGAAAGCAATTTTTACCGAGCGTTAACGTGGCGCGTGGGTTGTTTCTCAAGACAAAAGCGAATGCGATGTGTGGCCACCATCATCAAACCGCAGAACACACGGAGCGCGATGTCAATGGAAAGGTGATAACGTGTTGGGGGGTGGGGTGTTTATCTGAATTAAGTCCTGATTACAATCCCTACTCAAAATATAATCACGGATTTGCGATAATTACGCGCGGATTAAATAAAGCATTTCACGTTAAAAATTACCGAATCAATGAAGGACAGTTATATTAAATTGATTGCATTTGCAGTTGGGTTAATTATTGCATTCATTATTGGTAAAAATTCCTGCAATTCCAATCGGTTACAAATTGTAACCACCTCAGATACGATTGTTGTATTGAAGGCACGAATTGACACAATCGAAAAGGAACGCATTAAAATAAAAGAGATTTATGAAAAGCAAATTGATACTATTTACCTTTATGATTCTATTGCCATCGATAGCGCATACACAAAAGCAATTGAAAAGCTACGCGATTACGAGCGCACTGGATTCGATAAGTAAAGAAAAGCGATTGATTGTGTTGGCTGTTGCTAAACTCGATTATCTGATTAGCGACAATAAAAAATTAAGTAGTATAAATCATTCACTAAACGAGATTAACGAGCGTAATGCCGCTTATATCGTGCAAATCGAGGGATTAAATAAGGAATTAAACGAGGGATTAAGTGAGGAAATAAAGCGCAAAAAAAAGTGGCGCAAGGCCACTCTTTATTCGGTTGGTGTTAATGTCATTTTTTTAGCTTCATTATACGTTTTAAATAGATAGCGAAATCCAATGCTTCTTCGTAAGCGTGGTGTAACCATTCCTGTTCGCTCAAATTAGCTTTATCCACCGTTACTCCGTACTTCATCCTTCCCATTTTCTCGCGTGAGATTAGATCGGTAATGACTTCTTTGTAGGTCTCGCTTTGGCAGTTATCAAAGTCGTGTGTGATGTTCATATTACTTCAATTTTTGGTTGTGTTTCTTTTTGTTTGCGAATGTACTCGGTTAATTCGGGAAGCATCCAGTAACCATAACTTGCCATTTCAAAAGTAAAATCATCAATTTGGCGAGTTATATCGGGCAGAATTGCACCATCCGTATTCCATAACGCGGTTATTGTCTTGCCGTGTTCACGTTGGATGCTATCGTTTAGTCGTTTGAGTAACATCTTTGTTTGGTGATTGTAAAACCATTTGATTGGTTCGCATTCATCACCTGCATAAATGGACGCTTGTAACCACATTAGTAAGTTAAGCACCTTTACTTTTTCAAGTTCATCTTTTGTTATTTCAGTTTTCATCTTTGATAAAAATTCCGTTAATTGTTTTTCCTTTTCTATTCTTAATTGTATTGTAGGCATCCTCTAAACAAGAATCATAATCATAACCTAACTGCTCTGATAATATGATTAGCACTACTTGAATATCACCAATTGCATCTGCGATTTCTAATGATTTGTTTTTTAAAATCGCACTGGATAACTCACCCACTTCTTCAATTAATTTAAGCATTTGTTTATTGGCATTATCCGCAGTCAATAAACCTCGCTCATTCGCCCATTCAATAATTTCAGTTCTCATTGTCTTGTCCTATTATTACTTTGTGATATTTATTACCTTCCAATATTTTATTTAATGTACTTATTGCAGTTTCCAGATCATAAAAAGATTGTAATTGATAATAATCATTACTACATCCATCAATATTCCAAATAGAATTACCCCACTTGTCAATGTAATTCCAAGTTGTTATCTCTTTAGTTTTTTTCCACCACAAATAACCAGTAGTTACTTTTTTAACTTCTTTTTTTTGAATATCAAAATATCCTAAATATTCTTTAACTCTATATTCACTCACCTTGACCTCCAAATGTTTCGTTGTAATATTGTTCGGATTTATGAATATAACCTTCTTGAGGCATCCAATTATGCGTGTTGAAATAAGCACTTGCCATTGCGTTTTTATATGAACTTATCATCTCCTCCTTGTGCATTGCTTTGGCTTTTCTCAAGATTGTATGCCATTCGAATTTGTCTTTGGGTGTGTATAATAGTTCAAAAAATAACCACTCAACACTACTTTGTTTTTTGTTTTCCATTTTGTTTTGTTTTAGATTTCAAATATATCAAAATAATTTAACCAAATGCGTATTTGCCATAGTTCTTTTTTAGTTCATAGAAACACCGCATCATTATTGCATCAGCGAAATCGGGAGATATTCCATACTTCTTTTGCAATGTCTCTTTATTCGTTACGCGCAGCTTTCCATCGCTATCGATTTTCTCTCTTCTAATCATCTCCAGTTCCTTCACGATGGTATCTTTGTGCGTGGTTTCAAATGTGATTGCATTGGTAGTAATGAGTTCTCCAAGTTTAAAATAACAATCGGCTTTTAAATTCATATAGTTATCACGCACCGCTTTTGATCCGTTCAAAAATCCTTTGCATTTCAGGAAGTCAACAGCACCTCCACCAATACCATCCTCATCACAAAGCACATTTGATAAACGAACTCCATTCGACTGCGCCAGTTGGTTAATGGCATCCACCACTTCGTTAATTGGCTTTTGTTTTAACACGATAAACTTGGAAGCGTGTAATCCATTCCACAACACAATCACAGTCCTATCATCTCCCATTCGCGCAATATCCGCAGTAATGAAGTTGTCATTATTTGACTTGTCATTATTTGGCAAACGGAAGCATCGCAGTAAATCATCGTAATTATAAAGACGGTCTTTTGTTTCATCGTAATCCCAATCGCCTTCGAGCAATCGTTTGCGGTCAACTTCGGGGAGCATTTGTAATGATTCAAGATACACTGGCGAAACGTGTGGGTTATCCGTTGGTAATGCCTGTATAAAATCTCTATCACTTCGAATCGTTCCGTTTCTTTTCGCATCAAAGAACTCCGTATATAACCAACCTTTGTGCGGATTACAGGTCATGAGTAATTTTGGCTTGTCATTGATTAATTTGTAACGCAATCGAGAAGAGAGGATGTCGATGCATTTTTGAGATACTTCTCCAGCTTCATCGACAAATGCATCTGTTAATTCAATCGATCCAAATCTTTGGAACTCGGGATCGGAAGGAAGGTCAGCTAAATCCATCAAGATTATTTGACTGCCGTTGAAGAATTTGATTACGTGGTCTTGTCCATTGTAAGTCCAATGTTTATCGGGTTGCAGTCCATGCGTAGCGCATAACTCAAAGAATGTTGCCATTGTAGATAATCGCAATTTCTTTAATTCTGAACGACCAATTAAACCGCGTGTACCTGGATATTTCAAACGTCTTTTGATTTGCCAATCGCAACCTAAAAAAGATTTCCCACTGGATGCAGCTCCACCATATAACAACTGCCTGCAATCGTTATCGATGGCGAGTAGGTTGAGCGCGTCAATTTGTTTCTGATGGTATTTCATTAATTTGAGTAAAGATTATATCCATTCTAATCAATTGCTTCAGTAGGTTTGGATTATCACATTGCTTTTTAATGTGATATTTTTTACCATACAATTCAAAGCGGACATTGTAGTTTTTCATTTGTATTTTATTTTATAGCACGTTTCACAATAAGGTCGTGAATTACGAGTGATGGCAATGTTTGCTTCATCGATGTAGTAATAGATATGTTTACCGCAAAACATTTGATTGCATCCAGTACATTGAAAAGAATCTTTTTTCTTTACATCACAACCGCACGCTGTCATAACTTACTCATTATTCGTTCCTGCATTATTGTACTGTCCATAATATCAGCATATAACCTCCGCATCAGTTCATTTTGTACGGATAGATTAAACGAATGTTTTTCCTCTTTATTCATTCGCTCAATTCTTGTTTTAGTTAGCTTCTTTTCCTCGATAACTTGAAAACGTGCAGCGAACTTCCATTGCTTCCATTGATCGTCAGTCCAACAATCATCGTTAATCAATTCAAGTTCGTAAAACTTGGCAATGAAATTAGGCGCGAGAATCATTACTGCGTTGCGCTCGTTATTCTTCCACCGTGCAATATCAGTCATAAACATTTCCTTCCAATCGATTGGCTCGTGATATTGTTGCACTGGAGTTTCCATCTTCGTTTTTTTCTTTTCGAGATCGATGTTCATTTTGTTCCTGACATTCGTGTAGTTTTTTAATACATCACTTTGGAAGGCAATGGTAATCATTCCGAAATTTTCAACGCGTGTAAATTCCACACCTGCCGCATTCATTTCAAATGCTAATGCATATTCGCCAATTGTCATATAAGGATGGTAATGGATAGCATTAGTAAACAGCATTTGAACTTCTTCGCTCGATGGCAGTTGTTTTATTCCACTGATTACGATTGTTCGTGCTATCAATGACTTAAACATTTGCATCGTGATATCGCAAATTCGCGCCTGCTCTTTGGCTTCGAGATATGCGCGTTCATTAGGAGTTAACCCACTCTTGTAATTCAGTCCTTTGTATTCTACCAACTGTGTCATTTTGTTTGTTTTTATTTGTTATGAATTCGTGTAATTTCCAAGCAGAACGCATCGCTGCTTTCCAATCCTTCATCTTCTTTTTGCCATAATACCAATTAGTGTTCGTGTAATGGCTAATAAATACATCAGCAAAGTTAATGGCATCTTCGGTGTCGGCATTTGGCATTCGTTCAATGAAGTAATCAGCCACTTCCTCAAGCGTTGGAGGTGTGAAGCGCGAGTTCTTCTCGTCTTTTGTTGATAATAGCTTGTCGAGTTTTTCGTGCAATAATCGCACTTCTCTCAAGATTTCCGTTAGTTCGTTCATATTTCCATTTGTTGTTCGTTAGTATGTCATCAAAGATAAATATTTTTTTATTATTCAGTTCGTGAATAATTTGAAGCACCTTCTTTTTGAATGGGGGGTTAGTCTCAACAAGGCATTCAAACGTTTTCATATTATGCAACATTGTAGCGTGATGGCGGTTGATGTGTCGTGCCATCTTTGCGTAACTCCAGTTTGTTCCTTTCCTTAAAAACATCGTGTAAATAATTCGAGCATCGTTGAACTCGCGTAATCTAATGCGGCAAAATAATTCCTCTGAACTGATTTGACACGCATTACAAACGGCTTCGAGAACCGCGTTAGTGATTTCATCACCATCGGGTTTCAACATCCTTTCTTTGTCGTATGCAATCTTTTCTTGGAGTTCTGCGCATTCGGGATGGCTAATGATTTCATTGAGTAGATCGAACGCGATTGGAGACTGGATGAAGTTCGTTTTTAGTTTTTCGTACACCTTTAATAATTCCTTATTCATCGCCTTCGTTTTTTACTGTTATTACACTTGAGTTAATTGCCATCTGCACGATTATCTTGATATCGATTTTAAGTTCATCAGATAGCTTTTGGATGTCGATTAACCGCATATAAAGTGGGTAGTTGACATAACGCCACGCGGTTGGATAGCTCACCCCAATAACACGGCCAAAGTTGACCGTGTTTTTGAAGTTGCTTTTGATTAATTGTTGGAAGTCGGTTTTCATTTTTCTTTTTTCAATTGTAATTTATTGATCCATTCGATTGGAATTCAGAAGGGCAAGTCATCGTTGGCATCCATCTTCGAATTGGTTAGCGCGTTATCGATTGCATCTTGACTCGCCTGTTGTCCTGTCGTTAAATAATGCTCAAAGTAAAGCGCATAGTTAACGTACTTTGAAGGATGTTCACCTGCTCCAATGGCATCAACCGCAGCTTTCAACGCAACAGCCCGAGCGATTTCCGCTTTGTCTTGTGGAGATTTCTGATAACCACCGCCACCACCGTTACCGCTTGGAGTAAATGAGCGTTGTTCTTGAATCCATTTAATCTTATGGCCTCTACCACTTGGAGTGATTTCATAGGACTTTTCTTCACCAACGGAGAAGGTAGGTGTTTGAGATTTACTGAACACCGTGCCAGTGTCGTTGTTGTCCATTGTTACATCGAACTTGTAAAGGTCGTTCCAAGTTCCGTTGCCTTGAATGTGCGTGATTTTCGCTTTTTTCATTTGATTATTTATTTAATTATTAAATTGTTTTCGTTGTCTATTGATCCGATTGCCCATTGTTCATCTTTGAAAAGTGGATGGGTTGCGGAGTGATTTTCGAAGCAGTAAGGACACCATTGTTTTTCTTCGTAGGCAGATATCCAAACTATGTGCGCGTCCGCTTCGTGAACTCTTGAATTACATCTATCGCAGTTGTTTAATTCATCGTTGTTCACTGGGTAGTCGGGTGGGTTGATTCTATCGTACATATGTTTTTTCTGTTAAAAGTTCTTGCATTCGTTCAAGTGGTGTTCTATTTGTTCCTGCGGCAATATGCTGAGCTATCTGATTAAAGTCAAGTTGCTCGGTTGGATAACTCGCGGATTGAACGCAAATGAACTTCTTTGGATAGGTTAGATTAATTTTCTGATTCATAAAGCACTGAGGATTGTGTGAGTTTTACATATAAATTTATCAATTCATCATCATTCAAAAGATGAGAATGGCTATTGGTTTCAATCATTTTTTTTACAACCACTCGTAAAAAAGCGAGTTCATCAATGGTCAAGAATTTAACCGATGTACCAACACCGCTTTCATCTTTGATTTGATTTATAACGAAATCATCGCCATAAACCACAATTG